GCAATTAGAGGTAAATCTATTTCTTTTCTATATCTTGATGAGGTTGCGTTTATTGAAGGATTTGATGAATTCTTTGCTTCAGTATATCCAACAATTTCATCAGGTCAAAGTACAAAGTTATTAATGACTTCAACACCAAATGGATTGAACCATTTTTGGAAAACTTGTAAAGGTGCCAAAGAAGGTACTAACGGTTATGAGTTTGTTGAAGTTATGTGGTATGATGTTCCAGGTAGAGACGAACAATGGAAAGATGAAACTCTTGAAGCATTAGATTTTGATAACGAAAAATTTAATCAAGAGTACTGTTGTCAATTCTTGGGTAGTTCAGGTACTCTTATTAGTGGTGCCAAATTAAAAGAACTAGCACCATCCAAACCAATTACTGAAAGTGAAGGTATTACACAATACGAAAAAGCAATACCTAATCATTCATATGTTATGACAGTTGATGTGTCAAGAGGTAAAGGCCTTGATTATTCAACATTTACTATGATTGATGTAACTGAAATGCCATACAAACAAGTATGTTGCTTTCAGGACAATACTATAAGTCCAGTTGACTTTGCCTCTGTTATATATAGAATAGGGCTGATGTATAATGAGAGTGCTATATTAATAGAAATCAATGACATCGGTGAGCAGGTTTCTGATGTACTCTTAATGGACTACGGCTATGAAAATCTTCTTTTCACTGAAAATGCCGGCCGATCCGGTAAACAAGTTTCAGGTGGTTTTGGAGGGAAGAGAGCAGATCATGGAATAAGAACAACCCGACAAGTAAAATCAAAAGGTTGTTCTATATTGAAATTATTAATTGAACAAAATCAGTTAATAATACAAGATTATAATACAATACAGGAGTTATCACGTTTTAGTAAAAAAGGTAATTCTTACGAAGCTGAATCTGGAGCTAACGATGATCTCGTTATGAATCTAGTATTATTTGCTTGGTTATCTGACCAACGATTCTTTAGAGAATTAACAGATATCAATACATTAGCAGCATTGAAAGAAAAAACTGAACAACAGCTTGATGAAGAATTACTACCTTTCGGATTTATTGATACAGGGGATCCATTACCAGATGAACAAGGATGGATTGAGTACAGACCTGAAAGAACTTTTGAAGTGTAGTTTAAATTATTATAAATAAAACTGTGATAACTATAAATTAGTAAATAGGTTTAAAATAGATAATATTTAAAGGAGAATAATATGGCTTTTTCCGTAAGTCCTTCCGTAATTGTTCGAGAGGTGGACGCATCAGCATCGGTTCCTGCCATCGCAACACCACCTGCAGCAGTAGCTGGTGTATTTAGATGGGGCCCGGTAGGTGAAGCAATACTTGTTTCTTCAGAGAATGAATTAGTTCAAAGATTTGGTGAACCCAATGATAATAACTATGAGACGTTCTTTGTAGCAGCTGATTATCTTTCATATGCAAATGCATTATGGGTTGCTCGTGCAGATAATGGAGCAGTTACTGCTTCTGCTTCTGATACTTCAAGCTCAAATACTCAACTTCATGTATATGGTGCATTTGATGCATTATATCCTGGAGAGTTAGGTAACTCATTACAAGTTGCGTATGTTAAAGATACAAACTTTGAAGCTGATCTTATTGAAGTAAGTAATATTACTTCATCAAGAATCACAGGTAATACTTCCATTAACCAAACAATTGCTTTTAATGCTACTTCAGTTGAATTTGAAGTTGCACCAGCATATAGAATTGATACTACAACAATTGATGCAGGTGATATATTTGTCATCGGTAACGATTCAGTAGGTTATCAATCAATACCAGTTTCTTCAATTGCTGAAGAATGGAGAGATTCTGCAGGCGATGAAACTGCTAACACCAGTTTAGTTACATCATATGGATATACTATTACTTTAGGTCAACCATACAGATTAGCAGAGACAGAATTAAATAAATTAAGTATTACAAAGAAATGGGCATTCTCAGGATTATTTGGAAAAGCTCCAGCAACAGGCAATTTCCATATTGCTGTTATTGATGAAGATGGTTCAATATCCGGAACACCAGATACTGTATTAGAAATTTATTCTGATGTTTCTACATCACAAAGTGCAAAACTATCAAACGGTAAAACAAATTACTATAGAGAAGTAATTGCTCAAGAATCTTCTTGGGTTACTGTTGCTAATACTGCTCACTTCGAAGCTCAAACTTCTGAATATGAATCATTAGCATTAGGTACAGATGGTAGAACAGAAACTACAGCAACATTAGCCGACCTTGCCGGTGCCTACGATTTATTCAAATCTTCAAATGAGATTGATGTATCTTTCGTATTACAAGGTAAAGGTGACGATAGTGGTAATCTTGCTACATACCTTATTTCAAATATTGCTGATTACAGAAAAGATGCAGTTGCGTTTATTTCGCCTGCTAAATCAGATGTTGTTGATGAAAGCAAATCTGAAGCTAAATTAGCAAATATTATTGCATATAAGAATAGCTTACCAAGTTCTTCTTACTATGTAATGGATTCAGGTTATAAGTATAGATATGACAGATATAATGATGTATACAGATATACCCCACTTAACGGTGATATCGCAGGTCTTGCTTCAAGAGTTGAACCTTTTGAATCTCCTGCCGGTTTCCGTAAAGGTGTAATCAAGAATGTTGTTAAACTTGCCTTTAATCCTAATAAGGCTCAAAGAGATCAACTATACAGTGCAAATGTTAACCCAGTCATGGCACAAACAGGACGAGGAATTGTTTTATTTGGTGATAAGACAGGATTAGGTGCTAATAGCGCATTCGATAGTATCAACGTTAGAAGATTGTTTATTGCGGTAGAAAAGGCAATTGCCAATGCTGCAGAATCATTCTTATTTGAATTGAACGACGAGTTTACTCAAGCTCAATTTAAAGGAATTGTTGAACCATTCTTAAGAGACATTCAAGGTAAAAGAGGTATTGTTGATTTCAGAGTGGTATCTGATACAACAGTAAATACACCGTCTATTATTGACCAAGGTAAGTTCAGAGCTAATATCTTTATTAAGCCTGCACGTTCAATTAATGTAATTGAATTAACCTTCGTGGCAACAAGAAGCGGCGTTGAGTTTGATGAAATTGTTGGGTCATTAGCCTAATAAATAATTTTTAATAAAGGAGAAAAAGAATGGCATTTAATATTAATGAGTTCAAATCCCAGTTAACTGGCGGTGGCGCTCGTGCTAACCTTTTCCAAGTTCAGATTCTCAACCCTGTTGACCCAGTTGCTGATTTTAAAGTTCCATTTATGGTAAAAGCAGCAAACATACCGTCATCAGATGTATCCTCTTTTAAGGTTTCTTATTTTGGAAGAGAGATTGCATATTCTGGTTCTAGAAAATTCTCGACTTGGCAGGTAACTGTAATTAACGATGAAGATTATCAAATTCGTAACGCATTTGAAGCTTGGATGAATGCAATTAATTCGCATCAAACTAACATCTCGGGTTTACCTCAAGATTATAAATCTGATGCATTAATTACACATTATAGTAGAAATGGAGATCCATTGAGATCATACAAATTTGAGGGATTATTCCCAACATCAGTTAGCACAATGGCAATGACATGGGATGGAGCTGACGCAATTCAGGAATTCACAGTTGACTTCGACTACGACATGTGGACAGTTGAAGGAAATACTGGTATTCCTACTACATAATTAAATAGGTGATATTTTGAAAATTTTTGGCTTTGATATAAAGAGGGCAGAAGAGGAGACTACACTTCCAGTCTCCTTTGCTGAACCTTCTAATGATGATGGAGCGATTACCGTTGGTAATGCTCTAGGTGGTTTTTATAATACGATACTTGATATGGAAGGTTCCGCTAAAACGGAATCTGAATTAATTACAAGATATCGTCATATGGCAATGCAGCCTGAAGTTTCTCAGGCTATTGATGACATTGTTAATGAAGCAATTAGTGTTGATACTAATGATAGAGTTGTTGAAATCTCTTTAGGAGAAACAGATCTACCAGATAAAGTAAAGAAAAGTATTATTAATGAATTTGATAACGTTCTTGCATTATTTGACTTTACTAATAATTCATATGATATGTTTCAGAAATTTTATGTTGATGGAAGATTAAATTATCATATTATTATTGATCCTGAAGATGTTAAGAAAGGTGTATTAGAATTACGTTATGTTGATCCTCGAAAACTAAAATTAATTCGAGAAGTTGATAAGAAACAAAAGGACAAGCATTCAGGAATACCTGTTAAGAAAGTTAAAAACGAGTATTACATGTATTCTGAAACAGGGTTCCAAAATACAAGTACAGGTGGAGTAAGTTCTCCAGCAAGTAGTACTTCAGGAATCAAGATTGCTAAAGATAGTATAGCTCGAGTAACATCGGGCTTAATGAATGAGAATAATAGTTTAGTATTATCTCATTTACATCCAGCAGGAAAAGCTTTAAATCAGCTTAGAATGTTGGAAGATGCTGTTGTTATTTACACGTTAACAAGAGCACCTGAAAGAAGAATTTTTTATATTGACGTGGGCAATCTGCCTAAGAACAAGGCAGAACAATATCTTAGAGATATGATGGCACGTCATAAAAACAAGTTACAGTATAATTCGTCAACCGGTGAAATTACCGATTCTCGAAAGATGCTAACAATGACCGAGGACTTTTGGTTCCCTCGTCGTGGTGGAGAAAGATCAACTGAAGTTGATACCCTCGCAGGAGGTAATGCACCAGGATTGAGTGGTAACGAAAACTTAGAGTATTTTCAACGTAAATTATACAAGGCGTTGAAGGTACCTTTAAGCCGTTTAGAACCAGAAGCTATGGCAACCTTTGGTAGAACATCTGAGATTACTCGTGATGAACTAAAGTTTGGTAAATTTATTAGGAGAATTCGTTCTCGCTTCTCATGGATATTTAATATGGTATTAGAGAAGCAATTGATACTCAAAGGTATATTAACACCTGAAGAGTTCGCAGAAATTAGAAATGATATTCGTTATGACTTTGTTAAGGATAATTATTTCGAAGAATTGAAAGAAGCTGAAATTCTAAGAGAAAGATTGAATACTCTTAGAGATGTTTCAGAATACACTGGTAAGTATTTCTCTCATCAGTGGATTACGAAAAATATTCTTCAAATGACTGAAGAAGAACAACAAGAAATGGAAGATGAAATTGCGGCTGAAAAGGAAGCAGGCGGTCATCAAGAGGACGAACCGTTTTAATAATATAAATAAAGGTAATATAGAAATTAAATTAGGGACTAAACATGAAAAATTTTAAAGATCTAGTTTCAGAAGTTGCCCAACCAAAGGCACCTGAAGAAAGACGCTTTAAGGATCAACATACGATTGAGTTAATCAAACATCCTGTTGCTCCTGACCATGTCTTCACAGGTGAAATTCCTGGCAAAGGAGAAGCAGCAAGGCCTGCTGACCAAAAAGGCGATGTAAATTACGATAAAGCGTATAAGAAACGTGTATCACAAACATTGCCTGATAGAGGTACAGGTGATGGCAAATCACAAGAGGAAGTTGAAGAATCAACAACACCTATTAGAAAATCAATTGTAGAGATTCTTGGAGTACCAAACAGCAAAGAAGTTAAAAAAGAAGAATTGGTAGCTTCTTGCGGTTGTGACGAATCTTGCGAACATTGTGGCGGAGAACATAAGGTTGAAGAAATTGGTAAAGAATGTTCTTGCTGCGGCAATGAAATTAAAGGTATGCAGGAAGGTAGTTGTTCAGATGATAAAGTATTAAAAGCAGAAAAGAAACCTGTTAAAAAAGCAGAAACAAAAGAAGCCGATGATACAGAAGCATCTAAAACTATTGAGCCTGAAGTTCAAAAGAAAAAAGTTTTAAAAGGTGAGGACAAACCAAAAACAAGTCCTACACAAGTTACCATTAAAGATTCAAATGGAAAAACAATTCAAATGACATTCAAAGAAATGTTAAATAAAGTTTCAACCGAGGAAGAATTGCTTGAAAGTCCCCAACAAGAAATTCCTATGATGTTGAAACAATTACATTTTATTTGTTATGCCTCAGAAGAAATTCAATCCTATTTGAAAATGGAAGGACAAGATCCTGAAGAATGGTGGCAAAACAAATTAGCAGAAGTATTCTCAAATGTTAAATCTCTATATGCTTATGCAAAAGGAGATCAAATGGTTAATGCTAAACCTTTATCTGCTTCAAAGATTTTTACTAAAGCAGGTATGGCATACGAAAGTATCGAAGCGGGTTCTTTTACATTACAAAACAACGAAGTAATTGAAATTTCAGAAGAAGATGCAGATACTTTAAACAGAATGTTTGAAGAATTAACAGAAACAAACAAAAATGAAATGTACAGTGTATTCATTGCTGATGAAGCAGGATACAACGAAATTTTAGATTTTGCTAAAACAGTATAAGGAATATTAAAGATGCCGAGCATAGTTAAACCACTAAGTGTTCCAGTTAATATAACAAGTGGAGCAAATACAATTTTTGATGCTACTATTGCTTCGGTAACGAATACAGGTACAGTACCTGAATCTATTATTGTAGTAGAAACTGCAGGAGAAGTTTTTGTTAGTCCTGGTGCTACAATTTATGTTGAAAAGGAATCGTCTCATTCACTAACGGCTGCGGGAGCGGCCGCCGCGGTCTGGGCGACAAAGATAGCATATAGGGCATAAACTGATTATAAATAGTTTTTAATAGGGAATAGATATGAGATTAATAGCAGAATACACAGAAGATTTTGTAGAAGTAATTACTGAGCAAAAAGAAGACGGTAAAAAGAATTACTTTATCGAAGGAATCTTCATGCAAGGCGATATTAAAAATCGCAACGGAAGAATTTATCCAAGTGCTACTTTAGAAAGCGAAATGAATCGCTATGATAAAGAATTTATTCAAACTAAAAGAGCACTCGGAGAGTTAGGGCACCCTGATGGTCCACAAATCAACGGGGATCGCGTTTCGCATTTGATTACTGAAATGAAACGTGATGGCAACGATTTTTATGGTAAGGCAAAAATCTTATCAACACCGATGGGGGAAATCGTTAAAAGCCTATTAGACGAAGGAGTAAAGATCGGAGTTTCAACTCGAGGTCTTGGTTCGGTCAAGGCAGGTAGAGATGGAGTAATGGAAGTTCAAAAGGATTTCCATCTTTCTACTGTTGATATTGTCACTGACCCTTCAGCACCAAATGCATTCGTAAATGGTATCATGGAGAATGTAGAATATTACTACGATATTGCTTCTGGCAATTGGAAAGCCACTCAGGCTATCGAAAATATTGTTGAAGAAGTTGAAAAGAAAGTGAATAGAGTAGTAAGGACTATTGATGAAGCAACGGCAACAAGAATGTTTGAAACATTCGTTCGTTCTTTGAGAAATTAACTTTTTATAAATAAAAACAGTCAAGTTTATTATAATTAAATATTTGTAGATTTATAACAAATTTAAAGGAGAAAAATAATGGCAGACGAGAAAAACACATTCGTTGCTGATGATGGTATTTCTAGTGTACCTCAACCTGTGGCACCTGAGGGTGGCGAAGGCAAAAAGGACAAGCTGAAGAAAACAACTACTGACGAGCCAAAAGGCCCTGTAGATGCTAAGAAAGTAACACCTGAGCAAGGTAAAGCTGGAGAGCCAGTTCCTACAGCAGAAGAAGTTGAAACAACTGAAGAAGTCGAAACAATCGAAGAGGTTGTGGTGGAATCTTCAATTGCATCTATCATCGAAGGCGAAGATTTATCCGAAGAGTTCAAAGGCAAGATTAGTCTTGTATTTGAAGCCGCATTAAACGAAGAAGTAAATAAAAGAACTGAGACAATTCGTGAAGAATTAACTAAGTCTTTAGACGAAGCATTGAATGAAGCAGTAACTGAGAAATTAGATACTATTACTGAAAATGTTGATAAGTATTTAGACTACGTTGTTTCTGAATGGATGTCAGAAAATGAAATTGCTATCGAAGCTGGAATTAAAGTTGAAATGGCAGAATCATTAATGTCAGGTCTTAAGAACTTATTCGTAGAGCACAACGTATCAGTTGATGAAGAATCAGTTGACGTTGTAGCAAACTTAGAGACAACAGTTTCTGAATTGGAAGGTAAAGCAAATGATTTAGTAAACGAGAATATCGAATTACAAAAGCAAATTGCTACTTACAAAGCAGAACAAAAATTTGACGAACTTTCAGAAGGTTTATCTGAGAATCAGGTAGAAAGATTGAAAGTATTGTCTGAAAAGCTTGATATTGAAGATCTTGACGCTTATGCAGAAAATCTTCAAGTAATTAAGGAGTCATTCTTCTCTGACAAGCCTCTTGTTGAAAAGAAAGATGTTCAGGACGAAGATGACGAAATTATTCTAGAAGAACAGGAAGTAACTAAACCAACTTCTGATTACTCTTCTATTAATGCTCTTGTTGAAGCTTTCAACACTAGAAAAAAGAATAATTAATAAATTGGTTTTTAATTAAATTAATATTAATAAAGGAGATCCAAAATGGATAACTATTCAAGACTAGTGGAAAAGTGGGGGCCCATTCTCGAGCACGAATCTTTTTCACCAATTAGCGATTCTCATAGAAAAGCAGTAACTGCTACTATTCTTGAGAATACAGAAAGAGCACTTAAGGAAACTGGTGATCTATCTGCTAACATGACAAGCTTGCTTTCAGAAGCTCCTACTAATGACGTCGGTACAACCGGTGGATTTACAGGTGGTTCTGCTCCAGCTGGTCCTGGTGCAGGTTATGACCCAATCCTTATCTTATTAGTAAGAAGAGCCGTTCCTAACCTTATCGCTTATGATATCTGTGGTGTTCAGCCTATGACTGGTCCTACAGGTCTTATCTTCGCGATGAGAGCAAGATATGGTTCACAAGCTGGTGCTGAAGCTCTATTCAACGAAGCTGATACAGGCTTTGCTGGTACAGGAGCTCACGCTAATACATTACCAAATGCTAATACTCAGTTAATTACAACTGGTACTGGTATGACTACAGCTGCTGCTGAAGCCTTAGGTGATGGTCAAGGGACTAACTATGCTGAAATGGCCTTCTCAATTGAGAAAGTAACCGTTTCTGCTAAGACTCGTGCTTTGAAAGCAGAATACACAACTGAGCTTGCTCAGGACCTTAAAGCTGTTCATGGCTTGGATGCTGAAACAGAATTGGCTAACATTCTTCAAACTGAAATCTTAACTGAAATCAATAGAGAAGTTGTTAGAACAATTTATGCTGTTGCTGTTCCAGGCGCAACAGGTGCAGCTACACCGGGTACATTCGACTTAGACGTTGATGCAAACGGTAGATGGTCTGTTGAGAAGTTCAAAGGTCTTATGTTCCAAATCGAGCAAGAAGCTAACGCTATTGCTAAAGGAACAAGAAGAGGAAAAGGTAACGTTGTTATTTGTTCTTCTGACGTGGCTTCTGCATTACAAATGGCTGGTGTATTAGATTACACACCTGCTCTTAACTCAAATACTTTAGAAGTTGATGACACAGGCAATACTTTTGCTGGTGTTCTTAACGGTAGATTCAGAGTATATGTTGACCCATTCGCAGGTTCTAACTACATGGTAGTTGGTTACAAGGGTTCATCTGCATTTGATGCAGGTTTATTCTACTGCCCATACGTTCCTCTACAAATGGTACGTGCGGTTGGTGAGAACAGCTTCCAACCAAAAATTGGATTCAAGACACGTTACGGAATGGTCGCAAACCCATTCGCTCAAGGTGACGTTTCTAGCCAAGGCCTTGGTGCTCTTACAGCTGATCTTAACAGATACTACAGAAAAGTTATTGTTAGCAACTTATTCTAATCTTAGTATAAGAAGAGTTAGGTCAACTAACCACAA